AATTAGAGTACATCGTGGACCTAAACCTGACTGGTATGATGATGCTATATCAGTTAATAAAGGACCTAGACATATTGGTTGGTCACTGAGCAAAGATAGACTTGGGAAATTAGGAATACATCCTAGCGAGTATAGCAGTGTAGGACTAGATTTTGATCATGAAATTCACAATGACAGTACAATTGACGATTTATTTGACTGTGTGAAACATATGCTCAATTTGTCTTAGTCAACCTCTAAATCCCCACGTTTCCAAATAGTCTCTCTACGTTTGACTATTTCTACACAATTTAAACATACTGTGCGTAGATTAAATAGGTCTACGTTGTTTAAATTTCCATCAATATGAAACACTAATAACTGACTGTCATAAAGCTTTTTGAACCCACATATATCACATGTGGGTTTTTTCTTGTACCCAGCTAGTTTCCATTTTGGCTGCTGCGGAATTAATTTCTTGTTTTTGCGTCTGCACTCCTCACACTTACTCCTATAGTGTCTTACTCCGTCTCTATAGTAATTTGCTGCACAAGGGTTTTTATTGCAGACCTTGCAAATTGGTCTTTTCATATCTGTATTTAGTGCAACTCTTCGGGAAGAGTTTACAGAACCTTAAATTCTATAAAATTTAATAAATATAATTATACTAGGGAGTTAACCCTCAAAATCATAACATTAAAGGAAATATAAAATGGCTCTAACATCACCAGGCGTAGAAGTAACAATTATTGATGAAAGTAACTACGCACCAGCCCAAACAAATTCAGTTCCATTCGTGCTACTCGCTACCGCTCAAAATAAAGCGAATGCTGCAGGAACAGGAGTAGCCCCAGGCACAATCGCAGCTAATGCTAACAAAGTATACAAAGTAACCAGTCAGCGTGATTTGGTTTCTTTATATGGTAATCCATTCTTCTATAAGACAACTAATGGAACACCTATTCAGGGATATGAATTAAACGAATATGGTTTACTTGCAGCTTACTCAACGCTAGGTGTTACTAATGGTATTTGGGTTTTACGTGCAGATATTGATTTAGCTAGTTTAGTTGGTACTCTTACTCGTCCTAGAGGTAATCCTGTTGATGGTACATACTGGTTAGATACTACGACTACGAATTGGGGAATTTATGAGTTTAACAAATCTACTGGCAAATTTACACAACAAACTCCTATCGTAATTGTAAATTCAAGTGACATTGCAGGCGGATATCCACTACAAAGCATAGGAAATATCGGAAGTTATGCAGTTAATGCAATTTATACTACTTCTGTGAATCCATATGCTCAAAGTACGTTCTTTTACAAGAATCAATATAATGCTTGGGTAAAATTAGGAACTACTGAATGGGCTAAAACTGTTCCTGCAGTAACCGGCACTGTGTCTAATCCAGTACTAGCAGCAGGTTCAACCTTTACTATAACTTCATCAGGTGGCACACAAATGCCTTATGATGTATCCATTTCTGTTCCTGCTGCTCCTAATAATACTGTAGAAGGTGTAAGTGTAGAAATAAACAATTTAAATATTCCAGAACTTACAGCAGATGTAAGAAGTGGCAGACTCAATGTTTATTATGCTCCTAATATAGGTGATGTTCCGAATGCCACTTCATTTATAACTTTCGCATCAGGAACAACTGTACTTGATGATATGGGAATCAGTACAACCGCTCAATTTTATCCTCCTGAAATGGTGGCAGGTACTTCTGCTCAGATGCCACTTTGGACATCAGGACAAACTAAACCACACCCTACTGGTAGTGTTTGGTTAAAAACTTCTATTGCAGGAAACGGAATGAATGTTGTTATGCAGGAATTCATCACAACTTCAGCAGCTTTTGTTCAAAGACCTGTAAGTATTTTTACAAATCTATCTACTGCAACAACTGAATTAGATAGAACAGGAGGTGCTTTAATTCCAGCTAACACAGTTGTAGGAATATTTGATCAACTTAACACACTTCCTATATATAACAATTTGTATTATTATGAAAGACTTGCAACAGGACCAACAGTTGTCACAGGTACTGTAAGTAATCCTGTACTTCCTAATAGTACTTCAGTATACGTTTCATTAACAGGTAATAATAATTTCTACGTAGTTACTATGCCAGGTGCAGGAACAGTAGGAGCTGCTGAGTTTGTAACAGCTTGGCAATCTCAAAATATTCCTAATACTTCAGCAGCAGTAACAACTGATGGGAAAATTCAATTAACTCACACATTAGGTGGTTGTATTAATTTATTAGGTAACGATGATTCACTGTTAAATGCTGCAGGATTATCTTATTCAACAAATTCAGATATTAATGCTTTGGCATATGATGAAGTCATATGGCAAGCAATTCCTCAGTACAGTACAACTGGTGCTGGTACAGGATGCTTACTTAATATTAAGCAAGTGGGTGATACTTATATAGTAAACGGTGTAGCCTCAGGTGGTTCTTCATATAATGTAGGTGATTTTATAACATTAGGTGGAGACACAATGGGAGGTTCAATACCTACTAATAATTTAACAGTAAGAGTAATGTCTGTATCAAGCGGAGCAGTAACTTCAGTAACATATTCATCTGGTATAGCAGATGGTTGGTATGTAAATGAAATTTCCAACTGGAGAAGAATTGCTTATGTTGCCAATGAAGGAGCACCTTTTGCTAATCCAGTAAACAATACGAATTGGTTCTATAGTGCGATAGATCAAGTAGATATCTTGATCCAGCAAGCAGGCGCATGGAAGGGTTACAGAAATGTAAATTATGACGCATCAGGTAATCCAATTACTACAGGAACGAACGCAACAGATCCAAATGGACCAATAATAAGTGCAACAGCTCCTACAACTCAAAGTGATGGTACAGCGTTAGTTTATGGTGACTTATGGATAGATAGCAGTGATTTAGAAAATTATCCAGTTATAAGCCGTTGGCAAAATGCTGATAGTATTGATCAGTGGGTTTTAATAGATAACACAGATCAAACCTCAGGTGATGGAATACTTTTCGCTGACGCACGTTGGGCAGGTAACGGTTCAACTGATCCAGTAAGCGATCCTGTTCCAACAATCGTAAGTTTGCTTACAAGCAACTATCTTGATTTAGATGCACCTGATCCAGATTTATATCCACAAGGTATGTTACTGTTTAATACTCGCAGATCAGGATATAATGTAAAACAATTTAGATCAAACTATTTTAATTCACAAACATTTGGTGATGTTACATTACCAGTGGTAAAAAATGCTTGGGTAAGTACAAGTGGATTAAAAAATGACGGTAGCCCATATATGGGAAGAAAAGCACAAAGAGCTATGGTAGTTAAAGCTTTGACTGCTTCTATCGCAACAAATCAAACAATACGTGAAGAAGATAATTTCTTTAACTTAATGGCAAGTCCTAATTATCCTGAGCTACAGCCTCAAATGGTAGCACTGAATAACGAGCGTGGTAATACTGCGTATATACTTGGTGATACTCCAATGCGCTTAAGTGATCAGGCTACTGATATTGAAGCTTGGGCTAAGAATACAGCAGGTGCAGCAAGCACAGGTGAAGATGGATGTGTAACACGTGATGAGTATATGGGACTATTCTATCCAAGTGGATTAAGCACTGATTTAACAGGTACCCCAGTCGCAGTTCCACCAAGTCACATGATGTTACGTACATTCCTACGCAATGATACAATTGCATATCCTTGGTTAGCACCAGCAGGTACTCGCCGCGGTACAATTGACAATGCATCAAGTATTGGGTATGTAGATGCTGCGACTGGCGAATTCCAAGTCATTAAGAATCGTGTAGGAATACGTGACGTTTTATATAGTAACTTTATTAATCCATTGGCGTTCTTTACTAGCGTAGGATTATTAAACTATGGTAACAAGAATAGTAAAGATACACAATCAGCACTTGATCGTATTAACGTTGCTAGACTTGTTAATTACATCCGCGAAAAACTAACTGTATTGGCACGTCCGTTCGTATTCGAACCTAACGATGCATTAACAAGAAGCCAAATAACAAGTGTAGTACAGACACTATTTGTTGACCTTGTTGCTAAGCGTGGTATATACGATTACTTGGTTGTGTGTGATGGTACCAATAATACTCCTGCTCGAATAGATGCAAATCAATTATGGATTGATATTGCAATTGAACCGGTTAAGGCAGCTGAGTTTATTTACATACCTGTAAGAATTATGAATACAGGTGAAATAGCCGAAAGAGGTTCAACTATTTTTGGTTAAACTTGAGAAAATTTTAAGATAAATACATTAAGGAGATACACAAATGGCAACAGCATCACAATCATTGTTCAATATGTCTGTAGGGCAAGACAACACGCCCAGCACAGCAGCACTGTTGATGCCAAAATTACAATACAGATTTAGAGTTTTATTTTTAAACTTTGGTGTGGGCGGTTCTACTCAAGAATTAACCAGACAGGTTATAGACGTAGCAAGACCTCAGGTAAGTTTCACTGAGATTCCAATCGACATTTATAACTCTAAACTATATTTGGCAGGAAAACATGAGTGGCAGATGACCACAATAAACCTACGTGACGATGCAACAGGCAGTGTTGCAAGATTAGTAGGCCAGCAAATACAAAAGCAAATGGACTTTGTTGAGCAAGCAAGTGCAGCAACAGGTCAGGATTATAAATTCCAAATCAATTATGAAGTATTAGATGGTGGCAACGGTACAGCAACCCCAACAGTTTTAGAAACATGGGAAATGTATGGTTGCTTCTTGCAAAACGTAAACTATAATACTTTAAATTACGGTACTAATGAACCTGTAACGATTGCCCTATCAATACGATTTGACAATGCGATTCAGAGTCCTCTTGGTTCTGGTATTGGTGTTGCAGTTGGTCGTGCTTTAGGTGGAACAACAATCACTGGTATTGGTACTTAAAATTTAAATGGCAGGATTTTTTGATAATCTACTTGGTGAAAATCTCGGGCAAGGTGTTCTAGGCGGTTTATTCGGCACAGAATATCTCCGAGATTTCCAACATGCAAGTAGAGTTTTTCGTAGCGATGGCTATGCTTATAGTCCTAAGTTTAAGTTTTTATTCCATGTAACATTTGATATTAACACAGAACTAGTAGGGGCTAAAGCATTTTTCCCTGAAGGAACAAATACGCACTTTGGTTTAGCTGTAAAAACAGTGCAATTACCTACTTATACGTTTGATACATCAACACTAAATCAATACAACAGAAAACGTATAGTTCAAACAAAAGTAAAATATGATGATATCAATATTACCTTTCATGACGATAACGCTAATTTAATAAGAAATCTTTGGTATGGATACTTTACATACTATTACAAAGACTCTACACAAAATGCAGCACAAACTCAAGGGGTAGTACCTGACTTAAATCCTCAATTTGTAAATCAGTTTGCTACAAGTAGCAATGTGTTCGATTACAACAGAAGAAATACATATGATAATTCTATCTACGGTGATGATGAGTGGGGTTACATTGGGCAAAGTACAAAAGATCAATTAACAGCATTAGCTAACACGTTAGGTGTAAGTAAAGCACCTTTCTTTAAAGCTATTAACATTTATGGATTTAATCAACGTAATTTTGTACAATATAGATTAGTAAACCCAATGATTACTAATTTTAAACATGATTCATACGACTATTCAAGCACTAATGGCACGATGGAACATACAATGACAATAGCCTACGAAGGAGTACAGTATTTTGATGGCGCTGTTGACGGTAGTGCTATCATGACAAATGGCACTTCACCTAACGCTAAACCAGTTGTTGGTGATTTTGGTATGCATCTATATGATACTGTTATGAGTCCTATTGCTAGACCTGGTGCTAATCAAAAAATATTAGGTCAAGGTGGGTTAATTGATGGCGCAGGTGGTGTCTTAAATAGTTTAGGTGGCGGCGACTATTTAGGTGCTATAATGACCTCAGGTAGAGCATACAACACTTTTAAAACGGCGGACTTAGCTAAATTAGGAATTAATGAACTTAAAACAGGAGCTATTAATTCAACACAGGGTACTCCTAATAGAAACGCACTCTTTAGTTTTCCATCTTTCAGTAAATAAATTATGCCAACTAACGATTTAACAAGCCAACTTGATAATACAGTCAAAGTTTTTGATAGATTTTACTCACAAGATGTAAATGTAAACGCATCAGAATTTGATGTAGTGTATAGTTACTTTAAAAACGTATGCCAAAGCGAAAATACTGCTAAGAATTTTACTGCAATTATTTTCAGAATGGCAGCATATACAGGTGAGTCTGCAATTACCTTGCTTGAGTTTGTTCAAGGTAAGCGTGGACTTGAGCTTAACGCAACAATGGCTTATTATTTGAATAGCCTAAAGTCAAAAACAACACTATATGGTGTTGCAAATTTACCAGTGCCAAATCCAACTGTTCAAAGAAACGTAGTAACTTAAAATGGCTAAGTGGGCTCAAGGCATATATGAAGTGAAGAATCCAGATAAGTATGTAGGTAATCATAAACCTAAATACAGATCAGGATGGGAATTAACTTTCATGATGTTTTGTGATAACAACAATAGTGTTATCAAATGGGCAAGTGAATCAATAAGAATACCCTATCGCAATCCTCTCACAGGAAAGCAAACAATCTATGTCCCTGACTTCTTTATTCTATATGAAAATAAGTTCGGACAAAAACACGCTGAAGTCGTAGAAATCAAACCCAAAAAACAAAGTCTTATTGAAAGTAAAACAGCAAGTGCAAGAGATCGGGCTACCGTAGCAGTCAATCATGCAAAATGGCAGGCAGCAACAGCATATTGCAAATCCCAAGGTCTTACATTTAGAGTGATAAATGAGGACGCTCTATTTTATAATGGTAAGAAAAAGTAAATAAATACTACTATTATAACATAGAGTATGACTAAAAAACTTAGCGAATTATTTGACCTCCCCATTGATGAAATCTCTCATGCTGATGATATCATTCCTGTTCCTGAAGATGTCACTACCCAAGCTTACAACAACCTAGAAAAAATTGAAAATGCACTACCTCAGGTTCGTGGATTAGAAGCCAGTGACACTGAAATAGATGAATTAGCTGAATTAGCTAAAAATAGTTATAGTGATTTAATGGAGCTTGGTATGCAGGTGGATAGTAGATTTGCTGCTGAGATTTTTGGTACTGCAGGGACAATGCTAGGACATGCAATTACAGCCAAAACAGCTAAAGTCAACAAGAAGATAAAAATGATTGAATTGCAGTTAAAGAAAGCAGCATTAGACGCTAAATTGAATGAAAAGACTAAAGAAATAGAGAATATTCCTCAGGGAAATGGGTCAACACTGATAGATCGTAACGAATTACTGAAATCTTTAATCGCAAGCAAAAACGGAAATAATGATAAATAATACTATAGGAATTGAACCATGAAAACCTTTCGCCAATATTTAGTAGAAAGTGTACGTACATACAAGTACACACTTAAGATAGCAGGAGATGTCGATAATAAGTTTTTAGACTTGTTGCGCATGAACCTTAAGAAGTTTGATCCAGTAAAAATTGAGGATCCTAAAACTACCCCCATTCAAAAAGATCCATATGGATTTCCTGACGTACACAACGAATCAGTGACGATCATTAAATGTGAGTTTAAGTATCCAGCTACAGAACCGATGATTCAGCAAATGGTTCAATTAATGGGAAAAAATGTTAATCAGGTTCGTCTAATCACAACAGAATATAACGATAGCATAAATCACGAAGTAGAGCAATATGCTAACGAAGCAAGTCACAGTCCATTATTATTGCATACTGAATTAGAAGATGACGGTAAAGAAGCAAGTAAAGAGTATGCAAATCAGTATCTAGATAAAGTTGTACCTAAAAAGCCAACATTTGATTATCAGTATGCTGCTACAAAAACACCTGACAGCCCTAACAAAACAAAAGAAGGCATACAAACAAAGAGTCCAATGACTAACATGACTAGACAGCCTAAACCAAAAACAGGAGCTAGTTTTAACAAATGATTGATTTTACAACAAGCCAATTAACTTGGATAGTAGTCGGAGCTTGTAGCTTAGGTGGAGGCGGCTATTTAACAATGACCTCTACTGTAGGTGATTTAGATAAAAAGATTGAAGTATCTAATGCTAGAGCAGAAGCAATGAATGAAAAACTTTCATCACTAAAACAGCAATTAGATAGAATAGAAAATAAGATTGATTCAGGTAGAAAATGAAATCAAAAGACATTACTAACAAATTAACCGAATGGCGTGATCCAATGGATATGTTAAATCGTGGCCGTTCAGGTCCTGAAATGGGACCGTCTGGAGGTTTTGGAGGTTATGCAGGCGGACGAAGTGATATTTTTGGATTAGGCGGAAGAGGTGGAGCACCGCAACAAATTGACATAGGCTTAGGTGGGGCCGGTGGTAAGAGTATTAGCAGAAGTGCTGCAAAAAAAGAATTTGGTAAAGAACAAACACGTACAGCAACAATGTCTCCGGCACAAAAACAGGCTGAAAAAGAAGTAAGAAGTGGACAATATACTCCTTCTCCAGCACCTAAAAAAGGTGAAGCACCTCCTGCTAAGCGTGAAGAACCTGCTTTGTCTACCCAACAAAGGAATTATAAAGAATTAGATCGTCCTGCTGTTCAAAGAAAAGCAGAGGCAGATAAGACAGCAAAAGATGCTGCAGCAAAAGATAGAAGTTCTCAACCGCATTATACAATAGATCCAAAAACAGGTAAACCAATTCCTGCTAATGTGCAAGCACAATTACAACAAAAATTACAAGGTAAAGGATTTAAAGATCCTGAACCAGGAAGCATAAGTGGATTTAGACCTAAAAGTGATAAAGGTGCTACTGATACAAGGGCACAACTTCAACAAAAATTACAAGGTAAGGGGTTTAAAGAACCAGCAAAAGTAGAACCAGCAAAAGTAGAACCAGCAAAAGTAGAACCAGCAAAGGCAGAACCTAACCCACTATTTCCAGGAGATCGTGCATCCCGTCCTCCTAAGGAAAAATTTGATAAAAAATCTGCAGCACAAAGTGTTGGGTTACATGCTGCATTATTAGCTGCGATAGCTAATATGACTGCAGACGAGAAAAAATCAGCAGCAGAAAAATCAACAAGTGCGCAGCAAGGAAATTCAAATACTCCTGTTACTATTGATTTTATAGATCCTGGATCAGAAAAAGCTGCCGACGCACCCGCAACAACAATGCCAGATTCTACCACAACAACCCAAACAGCATCCAACTCAGGTGATAAAACATCATCGCCACCAGTTGTTGTAACAGCTAAAGAAAAGCCAATCCCACAAAAGAATCAACCAGAGAAGGTAGAAGATCCAACTAGAAAAGCTGATCAACCGAAAAAAGATTATGATATTGCAGTACAAGATCCTGACATTGTAACAACAAACTCAGAAAAACCAAATGCCGAAGCAGATACAGTTAATGACAAAGAAAGTGCTGCAACAACACAAGCAGCGATAGAGCCTAGTAAAGATGAAAAAAATGAAGAAGATGTACTAGAAAAACTTAGAAAATTATTAGGTCTCGATAAGAATGCAGAACAACAGGCTAAAACTGAACCCGCTAAAGAACCAGCCAAAGAACCTGAAGCTAAAAAGGATGATCCTAAGCCAGAACCTGAAAAGGTCGCACAAGATGGGCCAGGTAAAGCCGATGCAGAAAAAGGTGATGCTGGCAAAAGAGGTGATGAAAAAGAGGCCTTTCCTAAATTTAAAAGAGATGAAAAAACAGAAAAACCTGAAGATACAGAAAAAAAAGGTGATGACGAAATCACTAGAAAAACTGATAGTCCTGTAAATAAGGGTCCTGCAGCAACGGGAACAGATAACGCTATAAATTGGGCTCCTCCCCCACCAGAAAGAAAATACGAACCTGACGAGAGAGCAAATAGAGACCGTGCTAATCTTATCAGAAGGCAACAGCAGCAAAACAGAGAGGCCGAGCTTCAAGATATAAAAAGAATGACCCCTGATGTGAATGAATCACTCAATCATATTTTAGGTTTAGCAAATATTACAAAGAAAGAAATTGTGGAGTCAACTACTATGAACTTAGACATGAGACAAATGATTGCTTTATTAG